CGATCCTGGCGTCGGCGCCATCGAAGCCCAGTACCTCAGCCGAGATGTGCGCACGCTGATGCGAAATCCCCTCTTCGTGCCACCAGATATCATTCCTAGCATCATAGAGAGGGGCATCCGTGAACGCCAGTAAGCTTACAAGCAACGGCACCCTGGTCAAATTCATGTCGGTGTTGGTGATGGCATTGGTGATAGGCATGTGGGACATGCGCGCCAATGTGGGCGAATTGCGCGGGGACATGAGCGCTGTGAAGGCAAACGTCGAAACGGTCACAAATTACGTTAATCAACTTCGATTGAGAGAATACTATGGAACTGGTTCTTCCCGCCGCCAAAGCGGTCTGGTCTTTATTGGTAGCCACGGGAGTCGCGGCCAAGGCGATGCAGTGGTTTTCGTCTGCGCGCCGGAGGCAACGTATGCTGACAGTCTCAGGTATTGCGAAGGATGTGCTCAGCACGGCAGCGCTTTGGAGGCGCATCAGCCCTGAGGACGCAGCACAGGTCGAGGACGTCATCGATGAGATGGTGGACAGGCTGATAGCTGAGGGTGTGAAGGCTAACGGGGCGAAGGCTGTGGCCAAGAGGCGCGAGATGGCCAAGCGTGCGCTGGCAGGCGCGTCTGGCGAAGTTTACATAGGTCCACAACTGTAATTACACCAAGGTGGCCGCCTGCCAATCGCTCGAAAACAGGCGGCCGAACCTTGATGCCCCTTACTTCTTCTTCTTGATCCTCTCAACCAGCTCTTCTTGTATAGGAACACCAGCGTCCCAATCAAGGGGAACAGCTGTCCATTCCTTCATATCAGTTGCATCTGCGAGCACTTCTACTGCCCTTTTGTTGGCAGCCTCCAGTACGATCTCGTAGACTTGGGGCACTTGTATGGACACTTTGTACCTGGCCATCAATCCTCGAATCTGTAAAGAGTAGCAAAGTAGTAAAAGCCCTCACCTGGCACAAGTTCTCTTGTAACAGACAGGGTATTCCACTCACGCTTGACTGCGCTATCGCGTTCTGCTTTAATGAAGTCGTTGATATCAGCCTCAACGCGCTCCATGGAACTATGGGTAAATTCCATCAGCTTGATGATCTCCATCAGTCCTCCTCCATCAAGTCCGTATTTCCATAAAGAAGATCCAGCTCATTGTCATTATGAGTTGTATCTCGTGTCCAATCCTCCGACTTCACGTCATCTGCAATATCTTCCGCTTCCATCTCGTTGGACGCATCCACGTCTAGATAGACTACGTGACCGAAGGTCGCGTAGACTCTATACTTGGCCATCTTCCTTCCCCTCTATTTTATCCACCCAAAAAGTTGGGATGTCGTCCTCAAGATGATTCCAATCGTCCAGGATATCATCCCAGTACTTGGAATCCTCTAGCGCTTGCTTTTTATCATTAGCCTCTATGTCAATGAAGTATGTACTGGTAATTTCTGCGTACACTCGGTGCTTGGCCATCATGGTCTCCTTTATACGCTAGGACCAAGAAGGTCACTACCGCCTTCAAATGGAATCTCCAGCTGCTTTGCTTCCTGCCTCTGTTCCCACGTTTTAGACCGTGGATTTACTGGCGTAGGATCTGGAACGCCCTGCCTCTCCTTCCGCAATTCCCGCTCCCTTTTCAAACTCTGCGCTGTCGGATAATGTGACGAAATTTCCTCCTCGTGCAGGATGTCAATCGTCATTGTCCGCCCATCCCGCAACTCGATGTCGATCTGCGTCGTCTCGTACAGCGGAATCGGGATCCGCGCAAAGATGGGCACGCTGCCGTACCTAAACTCGAAGTCAAATTCCTCGCCTGACATGACCACGGTACCGAATTTGGGTGTCCGCTTGGCCTGGTCCGGCAGCCAGATCTTCTTGTCAGCGCCTGTCCCCACCTTTTCCTCCGGCTTGGGCCGAATCATGGCGACCCGTGGGCCGCGCAGATGGAAGTCGATGTCCAGGAGGAGCTTGCGCACCTCTTCCGGGTCGTATAGGTCATTGTGTTCGTTGCTCATCTAGTCCGCCTTCCCTTCAATATTTGCCTGCACAGTCCGCAACGTCATGTGCGTCAGAATACTTGGCTGCTCATCGTCAATCGCCACCAACGCGTGGGCGTAGGCGTCCGCCAACGCCTCGGCCGTGTGTACCGGCTTCACGTCCTTGAACGGTGACGCTGCCACCATCATGGATTTATCCGCCCGCCCGCTGCCCGTCAGCCGCTTCTTGGACGTCGTGTTATTGACCTCCACCAGCTCAGCCCACCACATGTTTCCTACTACCAACGCCATAAGTCCCGCCTCAATCTCCTGCACCAGCCTCGCTTGCTTCAAGTAGGTGGTCACATTCATGCTGAGGATGGCGCCCGATGGGCCGCGACGCACTGCCACAATGGGCATCTCGATCCCAATTCGCATACGGCCAAAGCCCCACTCTACGATCTGATCCTTTATCCACTCCACAACTGTGACGCCCAGGCTGATCGCCCGCTCCAGATCCTCGCCCTTCTTCAGCGAGAACGTGGCCCAAGCCATTGGGCCGGCCTGGGGATCCAGCAGCACCACACCCGTCTCCGTGAAACCAGGGTCAATCCCCAGGATCCACGGGGCTATTTGACTCGCCCGCATCTCGCCCAAGTTTCTCTACCTCCGTCTTGTATCTAATGAAAGCTACTCGCTCTAGCGCCAGCTCCCAATTTCCGTTAAAGGACACGCCCCGGTCGTCTATATAGGCCAAGGCCAGCCGCTTCCCCTTGTCGCCCCAGTCTATGCCATCCACTTCGATGCAGTTCTCATAGAGCCACTGCCGGATTTTGCTGTGTGCCTGACCAATCTCGAATTGCGTGTAGATAGACGGATCCATGCGGCTGGTCCACACGATGACCTTGTATCCTTCCTTCCGCAGCTCTTCAACTGCCTCCTTGGCGCCCGGCGTCGGCTCCCCCAGCGCGGGATATGCCCACGTCGCCAGCGTCCCGTCAAAGTCAATCAGGATCTCTTTGCTGCGGTGGTCGTAGGCCTCATACTTCTGCTTTTGTGTCAGCGGCATTTGTCGCGCCATCTTTGCCTCCTATCTGAATTACCTCGTCGTCATCTCGCACAATCCCGTCATCCTGCAGCGTCCGATCCCGGATGACCATCCGGTCCAGGTCGGACACGACCGTATAACTACGCCGACTGGTACCCTCGCGCATCTTGATTACGTTGAGGACGAGTCGTCGTTCGGCCAGCTGTGCGAGGTTTTGGTTGAGTCCCACGATTGTGTCAGAATGCTTGATAATATCCCAGCATTCAGATACGTCCTTCGCTGTAAGTACATGCGCTTCTGATCCGCTTCGATTGACTTGCCAAGCCGAAAGCAGCGGCACATCCATTTCCACAGACGCAGCACGGCATTCCTTTCCCACATTACCATAAGCGTGCCGTGCAACATCATTTCGCCGTGGCTGCGCCACGGGGGACAGTAGCTCAAGATAGTCCACGACGACGTAGTCCACTGCTTGGCCATGGCTTCGCATGCGGCGAACAAGGGCTTTGATATCATTTGCCGTAACTGTTGCATAGCTCCAATCCTTTATCCAGATCTCTCCGCCCGCCTGCCTGACCTTTTCGCGGCCTGCCGCGACGAGCCACTCCGCTTCTTCGAGCCCTTTCGCCGTAAGGCCCGTAAGCGCTTGATCGTATCGGCGGATAACTTTTTCGCTTCGGATTTCGAGAGTGACGTGTAGGACTTTTCTGCCTCTTTTTGCCGCATACGCACCAGCCCAGCAAAGGTAGCTAGTCTTCCCACGAGCAGGAGGCGCCAGCAGAATAGTAAGCTCACCACTGCCAATTCCGCCGTTGAGATGAGCATCAAGTTGAGATGCGAAGCCAAGAGGAACACGTACTGTTCCTTGGTCAATCGTTCGCGAAAGAGGGCTTTCGTGGAAGTCGTCGACTTGCGAATCGACTCTAGTCCCGACGTCCACTGCCCTCTCAACAAGTGCGGTAATGCGGCTCGCGTCGAACTTGGATCCGTGTATTGTTTCAAGTATGTACTCCGCGCATGAATGGTAAAGGCCTTTTTCTACAAACTCGCGGACCTGAGCCTCCAAGAGATCCTCGTTGGCCTCGTCCACATCCTGCAGTTCCATGACCACTTCTTCTAATTCGGCGCGCATGCCCTTCTGCGACTCGTGCTGGTAAGCAATCTCCAGCGAGGCCATCAGGTCCTCGATGTTGAGGTCGCCCTCGGTGCGCCCGTGCAGCGACTCGATGTGAACATACAATTGGCGGAAATGCGTGATGCTGAAGATCTCCGCCGTGAACAGCGATTGATATGCTAACCACTGCTTCTTGCGCAGCAGGGCACGCAGGATCAGCAGGGATAAAGCCCTCATGTGACCAAGCCGATCTGGTCCAAGAACCTCTTACACGAGTGCTCGATCTGGCGGATGTCTGCGCTGGCCGCCCAGAATTCCTTGTCCCAGGAGTCGTAGTTGTCCAGCTGGGTCTCGGAATCGTCCTGGGGCGTGTCGTCTTTATAGGACATGCGGTTGACGCGCAACAGGTGGCCCAAAGCGTCCAGCTTGACATACGAGGCCTCGTTCAAGAAGCGCACATCCTCGATGATCACAAACTGGCGGTCGGCCCTCTGGTCTATGAGGCTAACGAAGTGCGCCACCTTGCCCACCCAGTGGTTGGCGTCGACGGCCCGCCGCGCCTGCCCGTACGCCTGCAGGAGCTTGCGCATCCACAGTGGTTTCTCGGCGATGTCCTCTGGTGCGAAGCCCATACCTATGACGTCGTACTTCAGCGCCTGGGCCAAGGGAACGCGATGCACCTGCTCGCGACTGTATCTGTCGACCAGGATGCGCGCGATGATGCCAGCGGCGGTCGATTTGCCGTGGCCTGCCTTGCCTGAGATTCCGATTACGTGTACCATGCTAGCTCCCGTTGATATCAACCAGTAAGACAACGATTATGAGTGCGCAGAAGAAGAAAGGAATCATTTCGTACTCTCCATAATTCCCGGCACTGGATACACCACTGTCGGCTCTTCCCCTTGAATCTTCCGTCGTGCTGCCCCATGGCAGCGATAGTAGAATGGGCATTGGCCGCATTCCTTCGACCCGTCCAGGTACTCTGGAATGGGCGGTCGGCCTGAGGTGACGTGGCGCTGGATGCGCGCACACTTGGCCAGCAGCTTATTCTTGGCCTCATCCGTAACGCGCCAGATGGCCCCGCCAGTGCGCCGGTCCTTCGCCTTGTCGTACAAACCAACTGTCATGTTCTCCCGCGCGACTACGAGAAGGTAGACCCAGTCGAGGTCGTGCAGCATTGCTGTCGTGTTGCCCTGTGCGACGTAGTTCTTGTGCTTTGCCTGGATCCGCTCCAGAACTCCCTGGTCCCCGTCCCTCGCGTACGCCTCGGACAGATACTTGTAATAGTAGAAGCCTAAAGTTTTCAGCTCCAGGGCAGCCATCCCCACAGATAATTCCGCATGCCCGTCGTCTCGGCAGGACATGGTGAAGTCAGTGTCATCGTACGTGAACTGCTTGACCATGATAGGCGACTCCTGAACCGTGCCGTCCTCTTTCAACTCGAAGTGGGACAAAGGCATATCGTGGTGGACACAGAGATGGCGCACAACATCGTGCAGGACATTTCCTTCCTTCCCGATCAGGTCCAGCCACGCTGAATCTGGGGTGGGCAGGTAGCCACTCAGCCTGTACCAAATGCGCCGCCCGCAATCTGCCATTTCTGACGCTCGGAAGCGCATTACTGGTGTACGATGGTGCTTTACCTCGTCCAGGCTTTCAGCGTCTAAGCCCTCATACAGCTTTGTTATCGGATCTGCAATTCTGTTCACGAAGTTCTCCGATCACTTTCTCAAGGTTGTACTTTTCGATATTGGCAGATGAAAAACTCACAGCGGAGTTAAAAGTATTAATAGGAAACAAAAGAACCCATGGAAATTCTTCCTTTAAAGGCAGGTAGCAAACGGCAGCGTAATATTCAAAAGCGGTTCTAGGATATATTTGGCTGCGCTTGCGCTTATTTGTTGCTCTAAGGCAAACATGGGGGGACGCACGTCCCTGCCGTTTGTCTCTTTCAGTTACTGTACTTGTCGTGGTCTTGACCTGAACACGATGCGTTTTGCCTTCGCAGTCAAATGCTAAGTCATATGGCAAGTGCTGATTTTGAGGGAAGAGAACATGGCAGCCAGCCCCGGAGAGGCAACTGGCCACCAAAAATTCACCCGCAATCCCCCTGGCGTGGGGATCCATCACTCTGTTGCCGCCGAAGTCAGCTCCTCAATCGGAAACACGTCGTCCAGCTCAACCGTCTTACTAAACGTCTCAATGATTGAAGCTAATTGAGTCTTCCGATCACCGATCTTCAGGCCCAACGCCTCCTGCACATTCAGCATCTTGTCCTCCCATTCAGGAAACAAGCCAGACAAAGGAACCCTTTTGCTGGTCGGCAGAACCGTGTAAGTCGTCTCCAGCTTTGCGCCCTTGCGCTCGATCTGAATCCACGTCCCCTGCTCAGGATCAGTGAAGAACGCCTCGTCATCGGTCGCCTGCAGCTGCAGGATGTCGATGATCTGGTCGGCCGTCGTCTTGGACAGCGCCAACAATTTGGGGCCTTCCCCCTCCATGCCCTCGACCAACACCTGAGAGTACCATCGGCCGCGTGCCTCCACGTCCCGGCCCTGGCGCTTCTCGTCCTTCGTCCGCTGCTTCTTCAGGTAGTCGGACATCTCGCAGCAAGCGCAAGCGCCATCTGCTTCCGTCCCGTGTCGCGTCAAGCAGGCCCACGCACGCTTCTCCTTCTCGTCCAGGTAACGGTAGTGATTGAACGCCGCGAAAAACAGCATCCCATCGCTGTCCCATGGTGGCAGGAACCGCACACGGATCTTACTGTCTGGCTTGATGTCGACGAAAACGGTGCGTTTCATAGTCGACTCTTTGTTTGCCTTGATGTTGGGTGTTCCCCACTTCGGCTTCTGCAGTGCCAATTCATTCTCCTATGCTTTGAAACCCATCTGTCCTGGTTCTAGTACCTTCTTCATAGCTCGCACAGACTTTCTGACTTTGCACCAAATCTCCTGCATCGAACCCTCTTCGACCTCATCCTCTTCCACTTCCTCCACCAGCTCCTCAAGCGAGGAGTCTACTAGTCGGCGCCGGATGTCGGCGCGGCCCAGCTTTCTCACACTGCCACTCCCCAGTTGATACCAAATTTGCTGTCAAGCACCATAGGCACCGACATATCCACACCCCAATCCTCCACCCTCGGATTCTCAAACGCTTCCTTCGTCAACTCCTCCACGGCCTCCTTCTCTCCAGGGAAAATGTCCCAGCCGATCTGGTCATGCACCGTACAAATCGGCAGCGAGTACAGATCCGACAGGTCCAGCAACTCGAACACACGATTGATGCCGCACAAGGTGAAGCAACACGCGCCATTCTGGATAGGATGATTGATTGCCTGCCGCTCGATGCCCCAGCCTGTCGGGTTGTCCCATCCTGCAGCTGGTGCCACAAAGTGTCGCTCAAACCCAAACCGCGACTTCGACACCAGCGTGTCATGGACCGACCGCCGCATCTCCTGCATCCAGTGGTCCAGTGTACTCATCTCACTGAAGTAGTTGGCAATCATCTTGCGCGCCTCGTTCTCTGAAATTCCCAGAGCTGCCGCCAGCCTAGGCGCACCGCCACCGTAGAAGATCATGAAATTGAGTGTCTTACAGGCCTTCCGCTGTGGCTTGGTAACCTCCTCAGCAGGAATTTTCAGCAGCCTGGCCGACACTTCCTTATGGACGTCCCTCCCCGCCGCAAAGGCCTCGACCAGCACAGGCTCGCCCGTAATCATGGCGCCTTCCCGCAGCTCCGCTTGGCTGAGGTCAAACTCCCCGATCATGCCGCCCATGTCCCGCCACCTGGAGATAAATTGATTCTTGATGTTCAAGTGTGCCATGTCAGCTGGCAGGTTACACGGGATGTTCTGCAGATTCGGCCGCCTGCTGGCCAGCCTATAGGTCTGTGCCACGTCCGTGCGGTAGTCCGAGCGCACAAACCACTGGTCCGCCTGCCGCACGAAACTGTCTGCGAACTTTGTCACGTACGTCGAGTGCAGCTTGGCTCGCCTCCTGTAGTCCAGCACGTCCTGAAGGACAGGGTGCTTGTCTACCTCCCGCTGCAGAACCTCCTTACTGGTCGTCTCGAATTCGTCCAGTGAGTCCATGAAGTCTGGGTCGAAGAATCGCTGCGTTTGGATCCGTCGCTTGATATTGTTGGGCAGCAGGTTGATTCCTGGCAACTTGAGCAGGGCTTCCTTCAGCTGCTTCGGGCTGTTTGGGTTGATCGGTGCGTCGAACTGCTGCTGGATGCGCTCGCGAAGCCGGGAAGTTTCCTCCGCGTAGGCCTTGTCCAGGCGCCGGTTTTCGTCCACATCCACACACATGCCGTTCATCTCGATGCGCGCCAGGCTCTCCTGCGACTTGGCCAGCAACTCGTAGGGCTGGCGGAGGCCACGTTTCGTCAGCAGGTTGATCTGCTTGTTGTACACCGTGATGCTGGCGTCCCCATCACCGCCCGCATAGTCGAACATCTCCTCGTCCTTCAAGTGCTCCATGCCGCCCCTCTCGGCGGCCATGGTCCGCATGTCAGCGGAGTAGTCGCCAAGAGTTGGGTGGTACTGCAACGTCAGCGACTTAAGGTCCTTCGAGGGATGATTACCGTCCAACACGTGTTCAGCCGTGTGCGTGTCGCCCAGGTTGCGCATGGTCACGCCGAACCTGGCCAGCCAGCGGTAATCAAACTTGATGTTGCTGCCCACCTTGCGGATGTTGGGATCCCCGATGATCTCGACCAGCCAGTCAGGGAACCTGCTGTCGGCGGTCGCTGGGACCACCTGCGCCCATCCTGTGCGATGCGAAATCACAGCCATACGAATCCGCGCCTCAGGGTGCCACGGGTCGAGGGCTGGGTAGGTTTCTAGGTCCAGCGCGCAAATTAATTCTCGATGCTTTGACATGACAGCTCGGGCTGTCATTATTGGCTCGTCTGGCATCTTCAACCATTCTATCAGTTCCTCGTGCATCTCCGTGCTCACGTGATAATCGCCCAGCTTGCACTCATACTTCCCGCTTGCTGCCGTCATCACGTCCAGCCCGATCCACCTTGTCAGTCCCGTCTTCATAGATGCCTCAGCCAGGGAATAGGTGGTGAAGACATCCGCGTCCACGTCACCCACTTTGTGCGGTTTCCGCCGCAGATCCTTGGCCTTGGCAGTGCCGGAATTCCAAAGACTTTTGACGGCCTCGGGGCCGAACGCCAGGACGATTTCAGGCGCAATGGCGGCGATCTCGGCCACTACACGCCCCCGCTCAGCACGGATGGCCACCATACCTGGCTTCTTGGCGCCCACGAATTCTTCGTGTTGAACAGCGAACACAATCTCCGCGTCCAGGTTGGCACGCTCGGCAATTCGGGTCAGGTTGTTGAAGTCATAGTCGGTGATCGTTTGCCCTTCACGGGCAGCGGCTACCGTAGGGGAACCTAGAAGGAATACTGCTTTTTTCATGTGTCTCCTAGTAAATATGGCAGGCGGGCGGCGTGGTGGCCTAACTCTGGCTAATAGAACCATATGGCCAGAGTGGAGGTAACACCGGCAGAGGGTTCGTCAAGTACCTGCCGTGAGCCTGCCAATAATAACGCCGCCCTCCACGCATGCCTCGCGGCTAATGCGCTAGGTGCTTGTACGGTGCGACCGTACGCTCCCCTTTTCTGGGCGGCTAACAATTGTGAGGCCCCGCCTCTAACGGCGGGGCCAAATGAGACGACAGGATTTTCGCGCTTACCTGCACTCTATAGCAAGGCGGCTACGGAGGCCTGCATCGTGGTAGCGTGCAGCTGGGCTACAGGGCCTTGGGGGAAAATGCCCCTACCTGTTATCGCCCATACGTCCCACACGACTGGCTTTAGACAGCCGCATCTTCCAACAAATCGTACGCGTCCGCCAGTCGGCGGATGATGGTCGGGTTGGCCAAAGCAATCTCCCTGGCAAACGTATATGACTCCTCGGTCTCCCCGAATTCATCCTTGCTCCGCCTGAGCACGTGGCAATGGGACTTGCCATTGTGGTCTCTACTGGCCGTCACGCGGATCCCGTCAATCGTGAACCGGATGCGGCCTCTGGAGTCGATGGTCAGCGGCTTCTCGGCTTTCTTGGGTTCCCTCAATAAAACCGGTTCTTGGAACATATAGTTCATCCCAGAATCTCCTTGATCTCAGTTGGTGTCAAATCTCCGGGGTCTTTGCCTTTGGGCGGACGCACAATGTCCACTTCCCGCAGCCCCGCCAAATCTCGCGCCAGACGGACGGCCTTGGCCAACGCGTCATGGTCTAAGAATAATACCAGTTTGTCCTTGGCCATGTCAAGTAAAATCGACCGAAAATGCTTGGGTATTACGGTGCCGCCCAAAGCAGCCACCGGATAGCCCGCCTGATGGACCTGAATTGCGTCAAATGGCCCCTCAACGAGAACCAGGGAGCGGCAGCCATTGGACATGGACCCGCGCCCGCCATGGGATGAGTATCGAGGCACATAAGGCGGGTGCTTGCCGCCCATGCCAAGGTATTTGGGCACATGATCACGGCCGCAGTAGTCACGAGTCGTCCAGTAGACCAGACGGCCAGCTGGGTCGAAAAATGGGATGATAGCCCGGCCTCCGTGAGCAATACCGCCTTCTCTCAAACCAAGCCCGTCGCTACCGTCATCTGGAATGCCTCTACTACGTAAATACGCATTAAAGCCCGCGCATGACCACGCAGTCTCTGGAAAATCCACCTCCGGCCACGCTGCCCACCCTTCATTCTTCACCGGCTGAGGCCGCAGCATCTCCATCAGCGCATCCGTCTCCTTACTGGTACTAATCTTACCAGAAGCACCACACACGCCTGCAAAGCAGATCCACATGCCCGATTCTGGCGCCAGGTACACCTTCCAGCGCCTGTCCCCGCACACGGGACAGACCTGGAAGTTGATCTGATCGCCCCGCTGGCGAAAGCGCGGGCCGAAGTCGTCGAGGGTTTGAGGCCAAGTCATGGCGCCTCCGTACAAAACGTTTCCTGGCTTATCGGCGGCTCATAGGATTCCCAATCGTCCGCACAGTCACATGGCAGGCTACTACCTTGATAGTAGCCCCACTGGTGAGCCAGCCACGCCGACAGGGCAATGATCACGACGTAGCGGACGAAGCTATTCATTTCGCCTTTCCTTCTCAGCAACAAGCCTTTCCAAGCACCTTATCAGCCGCTCGGCCAAGTCAAGCGCACGATCCCGCTGGCGACGTTTATGGAAGACTTCTACGCCGTCGTATTCACTCATATGCTGCACTCCTCGTATCCACCCTCACGCGGATTGATGGCGATACACCGGCCATATGCTTCCAGTTCAAAACGCTCCTCCCCGCACGGGTTCCAGCACCTGTAAAGCGTCCACTCAACGATCTCAAAGTCATCATCGCCAGAAGTCAAAAGGGTGTTTCCGCCCATGATTTTAGTACAATGATCGGGCGGACCTTCCGCGCCACATTCCGTCTGCGGCAGCCCCATTTTGCTGGGCGCGCCCGCGAGGAGCACAATGACCACAAAGGAGTCCAGCTCTGCCTCTTGAAGCGACGTGAACTTCTCCGGTAAGTCCAGTCGAGGCACGATGTTGCCGTTTGCTGCCGTTGTCAGCACACTGACATGGGCAGGCTGAGATACAGGCGCCGTAAAATGGCACGAGAAAATGCCAAGTACGGCTACAATAATTGCCGCTGCGATCATGCGTTTCATTATATCAGCTCCCGTATGTAGTCCTCGACCAGCTGGTCAACTAGGGCCTGTGCTTGCCGGCACACGCGCCCAAATCCTTCTCTTAATACTGCCACACCCTGGTCCCTGGTGTCAAGGAAATTCGTGTCGTCCAACCCCGCCCGCGCGTAGGCCTCAAGTCGAATTGCTGCGTCGAGTTTTTGAAGGGCCTTTTCGCGCCGCTGCTGCTGTTGTTTGGTCATAGCCCCAACCTCTTTCTGATCCCGTCCTCTGCCTGCCGCCCGACTGCCCGTTTCCGCGCCATCTGCAGCGACATAAGCACAGAATTCTGGATACTGGCAAAAAGGTGATTGGTCAGCGCCCGGCACAGCATGGCCGCCACATCATCTGGCGTTGTGGCGCTTTCGTCCAGGATCTGCATCACCTGCGTCCCATCCGGCCGCTCGACGATCAGGATGCCCTTCTTGGCGCCGTCCTGGATGTCCACAGTTCCTGCTTCTTCGGTCAGTTCCTGTAATCGGACCTCTGCCGCCTTCAGGATCGTATCGCGCTTTGCTTGGTCCTCTGTTTCGTCCAACCTCAGCTGCGTTTCCTTCTCCAGCTGCGCAATTTTTTCAGACAGTTCATCATCCTTCTCAGGTATGGCGCCAGAATTCTCCGTCATTTTCTTCCTCCATCTCGATGTTGCCTACTGCTGCTTCGATTTCATCCAACTCAGTAATAGTGAAATATAGCCCCCGATAGTACATGCGCTTCACGACGCCATCCTCTAACACCAGGGACAGAATCTGATCCGTCGCTGGGATGGTGACGTCAACTTGTTTCCTTTTTTCCATGCCGGCCAAGTTTTTTCACCCTCTCTGCGCTCATGGTGGCAGGATGGCGCCCCGGCCCTCGGGACACACGCTCGTAGCCGGGCACCACGCGGGCATCCAACTTGAACCACGCGCGCAGCAGGGACGTGGGGATCCGCGCCATGGGGTTGTGGTCGCGTTCCGCCTTGTAGGCGTACAGTCCAAGATGGCCGCGCACTTGTTCCCAGATGCCATCCTGCTTGTCGCGCAGGTGAGCCGACCTGGCCCAACCAGCTGTGAGGAATAGGCACCAAGCAGCAAGACCAATAAGAAAATGACTAGTGTGTTGTAAGATGAATTCGGTCATGGGGCCTCCGGTACTGTGTTTATGTGGTCGTAGGTAGCACACTCCATACAATAAGGCTTTCCTGTACACTCGCCGTAGCGTACTAAGGATAATTCATGTGTAATAATCTCTCCGCACCAGTTACACATAAGGCCCACCGAAACGCCGGCCTCCTTCACCTCGTCAACCCGCTTCTGCGCCTTCTCGATGACGTCTGGCAGCTCTACAGGAGCAAACCCCACCGACTGTATCGGATTCCGCCACATTTGACGCATGTCCTCTACAGACGCACCACCAACAATTGACCTAGCAGACACAGACAGCACTGCCGCACACCAAGGGCACTCAGTTGTCCATCGCTCTTCACCAAACTCTTTGCTGGGATGACCGAAATGTGTCCACGCCACATCCTCTCGCCCCGTACACCAGCCCTCGTACGCCAACGCACGGTCGCAGGAGAAGCAGTGGGTGATTTGCGAAAGTATTTCGGGTTGTTTCATTTCTTCCTCCTTCCAGAGTTTCTTCAGAATGTCTATCTTGCCTGGCGCGTAGAACGGGTCAAGGCGCTTTATTCCCATTGTCGACCTCCTCCATCTCCTTGATCGCCGCAAGTGCCTCAATCGCCCGATCATTCTCTTTTGTGCCGTCGGAAGAAATGTCTTCCAACGCGCTCACCGCGACATCTAGCATGAGTTCCAAAAGTATCTGCCGCTCCCGCAGTATTTCCGCGCAGCTGCACATCCGAACTAGCTTTTCTTCCCGGCCGAGGAGGAACGCGCAGCCAGGCTCGTGGGTAGTGTCAGTCATCGCCAATGTCCCTTCTATCCATTTGCTTCTCTTCGTCCCAAAACTGGCCTGCATACATTTTTCTGCCCTCAAGACTATCGCCAGCACACGGGCACCCACGAAACGCATGCCTTTCCAGGGCCTCATCGTAGTAGTCTATCGCAGGCCCACCATGATACATAGCTTGAGTGGCGGCGTCTGCCCAACAACATTCACAGCTGGCCATCTCTCACCCTTTCACACAAATGACTTGCTTCAACGTGTGTACAACCTCAACCAGATCCTTCTGCGCCGCCATGACCTCATCAATGTCCTTGTACGCCCTCGGCGATTCGTCCAGTACGCCCGCCGACTTGTCGCACACAACCCCCTGCGTGTCCACGATGTGTTGGTCGACCGTGATTGTCTTGCGGGCTTCTGTCCGCGACATCACCCGACCGGCGCCATGGGAACAAGACATGAAAGAATCAGCGTTACCAAGCCCTCGAGCAATGAAGGACCGACTGCCCATACTGCCAGGGATAATACCAAGCATGCCGCGCCTTGCGCAAATAGCTCCCTTACGGGTGATCCACACATTTGAGCCAAAATGGTTCTCCCGGGTGACGTAGTTGTGGTGGCAGTGGACCGCTTCCTTAGCGAAATCCAGATGCGGGACAGCCGGCACATGCTTGCGGACCGCGTCCACGACACGGCGCAGCATGATCTCCCGGCTGGCCCAGGCAAAGGTTTGCGCCCAGTCTACCGCATCCAGGTAGTCGTTGAATTCCTGCGTCCCCTCGGCAAAGTACGCCAAGTCCTTATTTGGCAAGGAGATATGGTATTGCGCCATCAAATCCTGGGCCTTCTTGATGAAGTGCCGCGCAATCGCATTGCCAATGCCTCGCGAGCCTGAATGAATCATGGCCCAGACCTTGTTGGAATCGGACACACAAATCTCGATGAAATGGTTGCCGGTGCCGAGGGTGCCAAGGTGGTTGAGGGAGTTGCCCTTGATCCCATGTGTGTCTCCAACAAAAGATAGTTGCCAGCCAAGAGAACGATCATCTAAGCCCTCATTCCTATGGCCCCGTGGCTTGTCCCATTCTGCCTGCACATCTCCCGGCACATTCGCCCACGCCCCTCGGTCGCCCGCCTGGCCACGATTTGTGCGCCCATGGGGCACGGCGTCCTGGATGGCCCGCATTAGCTCCGAGCGGCTCCCTGCGGGCGGCAAACTGTCAGCTGTCACGCCCAAATCCACCGCAATCATCCCGCAGCCAATGTCCACACCTACGGCGGCCGGAATGATGGCGCCCTTGGTCGGGATGACGGTGCCGATGCTACAGCCCATGCCGTAGTGGACGTCGGGCATGACAGCGACGTGTTTGTAGATGAAGGGCAAGCAGGAAGTCATCTCAATTTGGGCCTTAGCCTTAGCCTCGTACGGCAGACTACCAGACCTTGCCCCAGGTAGGACGAGGTCAAGAGATTTGTTCGGCAGATCCAGCCAAGTTTTGACCAGACCAGTGTTCTTTCCTGCCCCACTCCTGTACCAATCCTCGTATTGGTCCACGACCGTGTAGACTTTCAACGTGTGTCCTTTCGATACACTCTACATACCAGCCAAGTCGTTTGATGTTAAGCCTTTAACATCCCCGCCTTGTGTCACAGGGCTCAAGCTGGCGATTCTAGCGGAAGAAGATTACCCTGCCAGTTCTCAAACCTGCTAGATTATGACAGAATCCAACTGGCGTGTCAAGCAAAATCTTCAAGAATCTTCCCAGGCACCAAGTTTGTATCAATTTGATACATGCTGGTAATACTAGCAGGCTAACAGGTGACACTATTACAGTTAGGTATCTCAGATATATTAATTATATCTTGTTACACAGGTATCTCTTATTTAACTAATATAACTTGACTAACAGGTGTAACTATACTAGCCTGTTACACCTGTTACACCTGCTAACTATTAGCCTGCTAGTCTACTATTCTACTATAGTACCACGGAGACACCTGCCAGCATGGGCGCCGGGTGGGCCAAAATGGGGCAGGCTAACAGGTTAGCCAGTTTGGGGCTAACAGGGCGCTGGCAATGTGTAGTCAAAATGACTACATTTTTCCTGTTCCTTCGCCGCCAAACTCTATTAGGCTGCCGTCTCGATGAAATACAAACCAAAGAGCCCCGTCGTAGTGGTCTTGGTGGCAGCCTTTTTCGAGGGTATAATCAGTAAATCCAGTCACATAACTGGTGTCTTTACAGGCCTTTACGTCAATTCCAGCCGCTTTCAGGAATTGTTCAAAGACAGCTTGGGCGGTACGCCGGGACATGTCAGCCTCCCATTATTAGAAAAGTAACCAAAGCGCCCAGGGCAGCGCCGACAAGTATGGCGGCTAAGTGACTGAAGAACAGGCCTTTAGACAGATCTTCAGTCAATTCGTCCAGTTTGTCAAAGTCCTTGTTGTACTTCGCGCAGATCTTGTCAAAGCTGTAAATTTCCATTATCCTCCACCTTCCTCAAATTGAATCCCGCACTTCGGGCATGTCCAGATTGGCGCCTTGCGTGGCCGGGGTGCCAGGACCATGCCACGCCGGCAGGCGGGACACACGGCATTTCCTCGGTCATCGTAGCCCATGCGGGCAATGCCGGTGCCCTGCCAGAACTTCTGGTGGTCGCGCACGATCCTCATAAACTCCTCGGGATTTTCCAGACGGGTGAGCGCCCGTTGGCGGGATTCGACCAGCACGTCCCGTATTGGCTTGCAGCCTGGGTGGAATTTGGTCCAGGCCACTTCACATACGGGGCAGATACTAGGGTCCCTTGGCTTCCCGTCCATGCCTGGTGTGCCCTTATTCAGCTCGTACTGCAGATCCTGACAGGTGTCGCAGTAGTGTGTGGCCAGATCCCAAGGCGGCAGCTTGGCGCCACAATGGACACATTTCTTGCCTGGCTGCTCGGCGTGCTGGAAGAATTTAGGATCCATCGCGGTCCTCCAGTTGCCAGCGATCAGTGCCGCACGCCGGACAGGCGGTCTCTGGAGCCATCGCCCTCTTGTGGCTGCAATTCAGGCAGCGCCA